AGAATACACATTCATCCTTGAAAGATTTATAGTTCTTCATCTTGAATTCCAACAACATGGCAATACCTCTGTTTTGCAAGAATATTGCAAAATCATATTCTATATATACTGCTAAGAGAGAAGATTGTCAAACAGAATTACTAATTTTGCAGGTATTTAACAAAATTAAAATTATAAACCACAGGCTTTCAAGGATAGCACTCACCCATTCGCCACCTGGCGATACTTCATCACCACATCGATGCCATTCGGCTTGATGACCACCCTCTCCACCGCTTGTACCAGGGCATCGGAATCGAATTCCTCAACCGTTCGCCAGGGCAATCCGAGAGTATCCGAGAGGGTCTTCAGAAGCTGATCGACCCTGATCGAACGGTTGGTGCAGGTGCGCTGCTTCCTGTCCCTGCGCTTTCTACAGCTACACACCAGATAATCATATTCGGTACCCTTGTACTCGGAGCCATCTCCTTTCCTGTACGGTAGACCACACTCGCTGCAGTATACCAATCCATACAAGTAATGCGATTGCGAATTGCGGTAGATGCCGGCCTTGCGCTCTTGATCAACCCACTCAAGGCGTGCCTTCACCTGCTCGAACAACTGCCGGTCTACGATCGGCTCATGGTCATCGGTGAGGTAGTAGCTGGTATAGGGCTTGGAGAAATCCGGCTGCTTGGTGATCAGGTCCCTCACCGGTCCCTTCTGGATCATCCGGTCTCCCACATACACCTCGTTGGATAACACTTTCCTCATGTTCCCTGATCCGGGAATCCGCTTGGTTGTAGAATTTGCAGCTCCGAGGTCCTCCAGATGACGCTGAATCTCTATGGGGTATAACCCTGCTGCATAATCCTCGAAGATCACTCTGACGATCCAGGCATCCTGGTTAGGAACGAGCACTCCGTCGGCCTCATTGTAACCGAGGATACGATTGCTTCCCAGATGTCTAATTCCCTGCTCGGCATGCTTACGAAGCGACCACTTCATATTCTCCGATATCGAGCGGGACTCCTCCTGGGCTGCGACCGCCAACATGGAGAATGCCATCTCAGCCGATCCATCCATTGACGAGATGCCCTCGCGCTCAAAACGAACCTCGACACCCAGGCCCTTGAGCTCATGGACATAGCGCTGGGCCTCTTTCGCATTGCGGGCAAAGCGCGATATCGACTTGACCAGGATGATGTCGATCAGGTTGCCCCGTGCATCGGCCATCATGGTCATGAAGCCCGGCCTCTTTTCGGCAAGGACTCCCGAGAACCCCTCATCGGCATAGACCTTCACCGGCTGCCAGCCGGCGGTATGGTTGATCAGATCGGTGTAATAGCGTTGCTGGGTCTCGAACGACTCCTCTTGGTTTTCCTTCAGGGTGCTCACCCGACAATAGGCGGCTACCCGCTTGGCCTGGAGATCCTGATTTCTTACTACCCTGGTAACTCGCATGGGTCCTCCTCGTTGCTGTTGTGCTTCTTGCTCAATGGTGGATACACATTAGGTATCTGCTGTTCGTCATCATCAGAAGGATCGACGATCCTGATCGCATCGATATAGATTATCCTCGCCTTGAGAGAAGTGGCCACCTGCTTGCCGCTACCGATCGGCTTGCCGTCGATGCGGAACCGACCGCCGCTGAAGGTCAGCACGCTGGTGGGACGGTGCCATGGCCTCTGGTAGCTGATGTCGATACGGCTTACCACACCGAAGTTCCAGGTGACCAGCAGCGTTCGATAATCCTCAGTGAAAGAGATGTCCTTTACTGTCTTGACCAACAGATGGTAGGAGGGCTCGTTGCGTTTTCCAACCAACCCAGATCGATCCCGCCCTCTCGCCTCCAAAGCGAACCGTGCTCCTTCGGCCATATCGCCAGACGAGTGGGAAATGGCAAGCAACCCGTCCTCGTCCAGATCATCGAACGCCTGCCAGAATGCCTCATGGATGTACCCCTCACTGACCGATTGCGGTATGCAGGAGGTGCGATCACCACGCTTCTCATGCCCGCTAGTACCGCCGCAGGTCCAATCCTTCTCCTTGCTGAAATGCCCGGGGAGCTGGAAGCGTATCATCAACTGGCCACAATGCGGACAGCGCAGGAACCCATAGTAGGGATACTGGGTGGAGCCGCGATGGGGATCGCAGAGGAGTGCTATCCGCTGTACGACCGCGAATGTCTCACGATCGATGATGGGCGGGTGATGGTCGCGGATATAGTACTGGGGAACCAAGAGGTCGCGGTTCTTGACCCTGCGATGGGATAGATGGTCGGCCGTGTAATCCTTTTGCATCCTCACATCCCCGATGTACTTCTCATTCTTGAGCATCGTGGCCAGCGTATGGGGATACCACTTGGTCCCTCCCATCTGGGTGATTACGCCATCTTCCTCCAATGCGGATACGATGGTGGGAAGGCCCGATCCGTTCTTGTACATGTCAAAAATCCTTCGCACCTGGACGGCCTCACCTTCATCTATCACCCAATCACCCTCCTCGGTCTTGCGATAGCCATAGGTGGCCGCCCACTTGGGGATGCCAGCGGCAAAACGCTTACGGATGCCCCATTTCATGTTTTCCGAAAGGCTGTGGCTCTCTTCCTGGGCGACTGCAGCCATCAGGGTGAGATACAGCTCAGACGTCGCCTGAGAGGTGTTGATGTTGTCACGCTCGAAGAACACCGATACCCCGAGGGCCTTGAGCCTGCGTGTAGCGGTGAGGGCGTCGACGGTGTTGCGTGCAAAACGCTGGACCGACTTGACCAGGATGATGTCGATCTTGCCGGCCTCCGCATCGGCCATCAGGGAATTGAACCCATCACGATTACGACGGCTGGTGCCGGTCTCCTCATCGGTATAGATGCCGGCAAGCTCCCAATCGGCATGGCGGGCGATCATGTCGTTGAACGCCTCCATCTGGGTCGCGAGGCTGCTTTGCTGCTGCTCGAGCTCGGTGGAGACGCGGCAGTACGCCGCCACCCGCTTCGCCCTCACCTGCGGCAGGGCACTGTCGCGATAGAGCCTTCTGACCCCGACCGGAGTGTTGCCTGTTGCCTGATACGTTTGTCCTTCCATCCGCATGCCTCCTAGTGTTTTGCATAGTGCCTGAGCGCCCCTGAATCCAAGAGCTTCTGAACGTGATCGAACAAAGATACCTCCACGATCGGAGGATGATGGTCCTCGATATAGAACTGGGGCCGCTGGCCCTCGTTGCGCCGTTGTTTCTTTGACAGGTAATCGACCACGTATTGCTTGGTGGTCAGCACATCACCCTTGTAGACCTCGCTACGCAGCATCCGATAAAGCTTGTCGTGATACCATAAGGTCGCTTGGTTTTCCTTGGTCTCCAAAGCCCGCAATGCAGCGAGGATCTCCTTATACCTGCATCCCTTCCCTGCCATGGTGAACATCAGATACACCCGCTTGGCTTCGGATTGGTGGATCACCCATTCGCTGATGTGGGTATCAGATACAGCTGCCTTGCGGTAGCCGTAGGGGACGCGGCGTGCTGCGATGCCGCTCTCCTGGCGCTTTTCGAACGCCCACTTGATGTTCATGCTCAGGCTGTTGGATTCCTCCTGGGCGATGGCGGCAAGCATCGAAAGGATCATCTCAGCCCGATCGTCCATGGTATCGATACCCTCGCGCTCGAACAGGACCGGGATACCCATGCTCTTGAGCGCCCGCACGCACTCGAGGCAGTCGGCCAGATTGCGTGCAAAGCGTGAGACGGACTTGACCATCACATAATCGATCTTGCCGTCCTTGCAGTCCTGCATCATTCTGAGGAACTGCGGGCGGCTTTTCATCATCACTCCCGAGCACCCTCGGTCCCCATAGACACCCACCAGCTCAAGGGCAGGGTCGGATGCAACCAGGTTGCGATAATATGCACATTGGGTCTCATACGAAAGCTCCTGCTCCTCCGAGAGCGTGCTCACCCGGCAGTAGGCGGCCACCCGAACCACGTCCGACTCCTTCCTCTGCCGTGAGTGCTTTTGGTGCGGGGCAACCTCGATGATTTTGATGTTGGTCTTTGCCATGAAGGTCCTCCGGTATACAAATTGCGAGAACCACGCGCCGTCGGGTGTGGTTCCGCGTTGGTGCATGTTCGCTGATAGCGCGCATCATATCAAGTCAATACAAAGAGTTATCTGCATAATACACCACTATATAGGCGGTTATAAAAGCCTGAATAGCAACCTGATTCTGTACTTTGCCCGGCAGTCGTTCGGGCAATAAAAAAGGCCCCGAAGGGCCTCGTAATTGGTCGGTCGTATAGTATAATCAAGTCTTGCCGGTGAGGATGAATCGCGTGTATTCACCTGCGTTGCCTGCTGTCAGATAGGCGGCAAGCTCGTCAAGCCCGAGGTGCTCGGCGATGCTGATCACCGCTGCTACATCGAACATGTTCGTCAACGCAGTAGTTCTCACCTGCTCCAGTTGAGCCTTGACCGTCTCATCCATTGCCGCCTCCCTGTGCTTCTGAAACCAAGCGTATCTCATCGACTGAAGGGATGATTCCCAGTGTCGAGCCGGTCTCCCACAACACATGCACCGTTCCCAATGCATCCACGTGCAACACTTCACCCTTGGTACCCATAGGGGGCGAATCCCCATCTTCCATCTTCACCAACTCCACCAGCGCCCCTGCAGGAAATCGCTTCTTCAGCTCTGCAAGGGTACTATCGCACTCGTAATCCATCTGCGAACCTCCTTCTGGAAATGCATTGTTCCCATATCCAGGGGAGCTTGGCAAGCACATCGGTGCAGAAAGGCACCAAGGATTTGCGCTATTGAACATCATGCAAGCTCTTTGTGTGCATCACCGCCTGCTTGAGGATCGCTTCGTCGAAACCGCAATCGTGGTAGCCGTCAAGGATGATCGAATAATAGTACGCATCCGGCATCGCCAGCGGAGGTCCTTCGTTCATGACGTAGGCCATCGCCACCAACTCATCACCGTCAAGGTTCACCATCAGGCGCTTCTTTCGATACAGGTGAGGGTGACCCTCGTAGCGGTCCAAGGCCTTCTCACATTTCTCGGTGATCTGCCAGAGCAGCACCGGAACCCTTGCTCCCCGTTTCATCTCGATGGTGGCCACTCCAGTATGTCGACCTCCCCGGAACAACAGCTGATAATCGTGCAGTACCGTTGATCCGATTACCGCGGCATCGGGGCATCGCTCTCCCATCTGTTCAAAGTTCAGATTGCTTCCATAGGCCAGGTAGACTTTCTTCATCGTTGTTACACTCCTTCACTTGGTCTTCTACCACCTGAAAGGGCGGTCATCCCGCCCTCAAGGTTCCAAGAAGTCGCCCCTTCAGGCTGCGATCCGCCTTCTCCACGCGGCATTTCCCGATAATCGCTTGCACAGATGCTCGCGGCAGGCCTTGAACTCGTCGCCGATGAAGCCGATGCGGTTGAGGTAGGTGCGCATCGCAAACTTCTCGTTCTCGGCCTGGGGCTTCTTGGTGCTCGCCGAGCTTTGTGTCAGCGCTTGGCTGTTCAGCGCGAGGGCAAGGACGATGTAGCTTCTGACCTCTCCGGCGTGCAGCGTGCTGTTGAACCCGCGTAGCTCGACGGTCTTGTGACCGTGGAAGAAGGAGTGCAGGTTCAAAAAATGGTAGCGGCTGTCGTGGTAGTGTGCGTCCCGGTTTCCCCGGTAGCCTTCGTACCAGATGCTCTCGATCTTGGCGAAGGTGGTGGGCTTTTGGCGGTTCATGGTTGCCACAAGGTGCTCGTCCATCCTCTTGCAATACCGTGCACGCTGGGCTTCAATGCCAAGGGCTTTGTAGAATAGGTCGTTTCGGGCGTAGATGATGTTTACGAAGTTTCTGATCGAGCGTGGTGTGTGCGCCGCCCCATCAAGGTGGATGTGGATACCGCAGGAGCTGTTGGTGAACGCTCCGGCTTTGCGCAGTGCCCTGATGACCTCCTGTAAATTCTCGATGTCCTCTTCGTAAGTGAGGATCGGGCTGACCAGTTCGACGCTGTACAGGCGCGATGCACTCTGTTTGATCCCTCGCGTCTTGGTTTCGCATCGGATGCTACCATCGTAGGTGAACTTCCATGTGCGGCCATCGAAGGTCTGCAGTTCGTAGGTGTCGTAGTAGGAGCCACCATAGGCTAGAGTGCCACCGAGGACCGTCTGGGCAGCCAGGGCTGCTTCCTTGCGGGTGATGCCTGTCATCTCGATCTCGATTCCGAACCGTGTTGCCTTTTCCATGCCGTCTACCTCTCTTTGGTGTGTTTTTCTTCGTACTGTAGTAATCACTCAAAGAGGGATATATAGCAAGTGTATATATGCAAATAAGATACACTATTTCGTAGGTATTTCTTCGTCCATGCGTTTCACCATGTCGACCCCCGGTACCACTCCCAATGTCGAGCCGGTTTCCCATGCAATGTGGATGCTGCCGATGTCATCCACGTGGATTACTTTACCCTTGGTACCCTTGGGAGGTGCGAACTCGTCATCCATGCTGACAAGTACCACGGTACAACCACTGGGGTATTGTTTCCTGAGGACTTCGACCCGTTTTCGGTTCATCTCATCCATATGCATCCTCCGTGTAGTGTGCATTGATCGCTCAGCTTTGCTTTAATTGCAAGTCCCCCTCCCCCGCTTCACCCGATACCACAGACCGTTGGTCCATCAAGAGAATATCGAGGGAGGACCAGCATGATAATCACCTTCGTGGATTATAAGTGAGCAATCGCTCCATGATGTCGTCCTGGGGATTGTTGCTCGGGATCGTCCTGGTGCAGTTCTCCTTCACGATCTGGTAGATGTGATACCAACTCTGGTTGATCTGCTTCATGAAGGCGTGCGACATGGCGACATACGGACTGGGGATCGCAGCGCCGGTGGTGGGGTGCTTTGCCAGAAAGCCGAACTGGCTGATTGCCATCTCGCACTGGATCCAGCGTGCAACCGACATCGAGTACTCCTCGAGCATACGGCGGGATATCAGATCCTCGCACCCCAGTTTCTTCAGCCATAGGTAGGTCTCGGTGAACACCTCCTCGGCACACAAATCCAGGCCGCTGCGCTGGGCTTCCTTCATGAAATCCCTCACCGGAGGCATGTCCGAGCCCTCCAGGTCCGTCGCATCCTTGCTCAGATCCAATATCTTCAATTTCCTGCCCCCGGGATTGCCGTTTGCAATCTTCTCGGCGAGCGCCTTGGGTTTGCGACCGGCGCCGATCTGGGCACCGCCGCGGTTCGTTCCGTCCTTGGCCATCCAGGGCCTCCTTCATTTGTAATAGTAGTGGGGGGGTATACCCCCGTTCGAATTCGCCGTTTTTTCGCGTGAGGGGACCCGCCCGTTGTAAGGCGCATACCCCCTAGAGATTAAGATCCCCCTAGGGGGCCCCCACCCCCATACTGTTTGCTGTCGGTTGTGCCGGCTGCTCTGCGCATTGCAGCTTTTGCATGGCTATTGTCTTCCTATAGTGATATTTGTACACAGTCAGGTGATGCTTCTTCGGAAGCAAGGCCAGATGCTGGTCCACCGTAAGATCGCTGCGCTTAGTGAGAATCTCGCTAACTGCAAGTTCTCCGCGTAGACTGTTACCGTACTTTGCCATCACCTCGAATGGCGGTTTCAGGTAATTGGCAAGCCACCACGGGCAATGCTCCTCAAAAAGCAAGCGGCACACCTCGTCATGGGAGAGTTCCCTCACGATCCTGATGGCATCGGTGGCAAAGCTTTTCACCGTGACACATCGGTGATGATACCGCGTATGCGTCCTCCCCAACGGCTCGACGATGCAAAATCGTGTGTCTTCCTTGGGATAGAAGCATAATGCCGTGGTCGCCTTGTCCCCATAATGGAACCACACCACCGGATTGTCGGCCTTGGTCGTGTAGGTCTTGCCCACCTCAAACTGGAAGCTCTCGCTCCCCCTCAGATCCTTATCGAATGCCTTGATGTACATATCCTTTTTTACCTCCCGGTCATTTGTGAGTTCTGCAGCCTGCTACGTTTAGTGATCACGCCCCGGCTCGCTGCTGGTGCTGCTTGATAATGGACAACGTCATGTCGTGGTAGCGGGCCTTGGCATGGTATTTCTTGGGAAGCAGTGCATATTTCTGCTCGAGGGTGAAATCGTCACGATCCTTGATGATCTCCCTGATCACCCACTTGCCGCGTATGCGGTTGCCATACTGCGCCATCACCTCGAAGGGCGGCATCAGGCAGTTGGTGAGCCACCACGGGCAATTCTCCTGTAACAGCATGGCGTATACCTCGTCGCGGCTCAGCTCCCTGACGATCTTGAGCGAGTTGCTGCTATGGGCGGTGATACGGATGCAATCGCGCTGGCGCATCTTGTAGATCTTGCCCAGCGGCTGCACCTCACAGAAGCGTGAGTCCGGCTTGTGATAAAAGCACAGCGTCGTACTCGCCTTGTCCCCATAATGGAACCAATCCCAGGGGTGCTCCTGTTCTGTGGTGTAGGTTTCCCCCACCGCAAACTGAAACCCTCCATATCCTTTCAAATCCTTGTTGAATGCCTTGATGAACATACTGTGTCTGTCTCCTGTTGATGTGTGTGTTGATTAGTCCGTGCCCCCAGAGGCGTAACGTAAAATAGCCCATGTGCGTTACAATTATGCGTTACCTGCCAAGAAGAGCCCTTATGACGTGGTGGACCGAAGGGCGTGCCGAACCACAGGCAAAACCGGGGAGGCTCCGCCACCGGGGCCCAAACCGTCCAAAACCCTAAAAAGGTAACGTAAAACTGGTGCTGCGTTACCACTACGTTACCCAGTCCATGTGTTTCCATTGAAAGCAATTAGGAAGAAGAAAACTATAGGTAACGTAAGTAACGTAAAATCAATATGCTCGTATAGGGAAAAAAAGAAAGTATACTCCCACCCGCCATTTCCCACCTGTGGCGTGGCGTGTGGCACCCTCATGTTTTTTTTCTCCTATAACATGGGTATATGTGAAAAAATCGCGTTACCGCGTTACCCTACCTGTTGGCGGGCGAAAAAGCCCTCCCCCGCCTCGAGGAATTCCGAACAATCATCCTCGACATCACCCACCTCGATGTTGGCACATACCACACGGGTGTTCATGCCGTTGATCTTCTTTTGCAGTTGATGGGTGCCCTTTTTCGATCC